GGGAGAGGTGGATACGAAAACAGAAAAGAAAAGAAGCGCCACGTTGATCACCAATATTTAATTGTTGGACGAGGAGCTTCGAAGACTGGATATGAAGCTTGCTTCCAAGCATACGGTCTTACTGTTGATACCACTACGACGCAGCAATGTATTACAGCTCCAACAGAACGGCAGGGGAATGAAACCATTGCGTACATTAGAACAGCTATTACAAGATCACGTGGACCATTGTTTACATTCCTAACAGAAGGGTCTATCAACAACACAACCGGTTCTTCCAGGAATAAGTTGAAACTAGCAGCAACAAAGAAAGGCATCCAAAACTTTATCACCAATTCTCTAATCGAATTCTGTCCGATGTCAATTGATAAGCTTCAGGGTCGAGGAGACAAAATAGCAACCGTCGATGAGTGGCTTTCAGGAGACATAAGAGAGAGTCCAATTACTGCATTGGAGCAGGGTTGTGCAAAGATTGATGGCTTTCTCATCATTGCTGTTTCCTCAGAGGGAACCGTAAGAAATGGTGTTGGTGACACGATCAAAATGGAGTTGTCTTCTATCTTAAAAGGGGATTATTACAATCCTCATGTATCTATCTTTTGGTACAAACTTGATGTTGTAACTGAAGTGAACAATCCGCAAATGTGGCTGAAAGCAAATCCGAATCTTGGTAAGACTGTTTCTTATGAAACATATCAACTTGATGTAGAAAAAGCAGAACATAACCCGATTGATCGAAATGATATTTTAGCAAAACGATTTGGCATTCCAATGGAAGGTTATACCTACTTCTTTACTTATGAGGAGATACAACCATTCCATTACCAAGACTATACTGGAATGCCCTGCTCGATTGGATGTGACTTATCTCAAGGTGGTGACTTCTGTTCTTTCACATTCTTGTTCCCTTTATCAGGTGGACGATTTGGGATTAAAACAATTGATTACATTTCAGAATACACGATGTCACAACTTCCCGCTGCTATGCGACAAAAGTATGAAGAGTTCATGGCAGAAGGATCGCTTGTTGTCATGCCTGGTACGAATTTGGATATGCAAGATGTTTATGATGATCTTGATAAGCATATTCAAACGAATAAGTATGACGTGAGATGTTTAGGATATGACCCCTACAACGCCAAGGAATTTATCCAACGCTGGTGCACAGAAAATGGAGAGTTCGGCGTTGAGAAAGTGATTCAGGGATCTAAGACAGAGTCCGTACCTCTGACAGAATTGAAAAAGCTTGCAGAGCAAAGACTATTGATATTTGATGAAAAACTATTTTCTTACACAATGGGTAATTGTATTGTTATCCAAGACACCAATGGGAATAAGAAACTTATGAAAAAGAGTTATGAAGCAAAGATCGATGCTGTTGCAGCACTGATGGATGCTTTTGTAGCTTTCAAACTAAACAAGGAGAGTTTTGACTGATGGGAATCGTCCAACGAATAAAATCGGGCTGGAATGCCTTCCTCGGAAGAGATCCGACCCAGGAGATTAGAAACGATGGCACTAATAACCAGCCGTACATGGGTTATTCGTCAAGACCAGATCGAATGCATTTCGTAAACACCTCTCAAAGAACCATTGTGGCATCTGTCTATAACAGAATTGCAATTGATGTCTCATCCATTCGGTTTGAGCATTGCAAAGTTGATGAGAATGGATCGTTTATTGAAAACGTCGATTCTGGTCTTAATTATTGTCTAAACACCGAAGCAAACACAGATCAAACTGGCAAAGCTCTCCTTCAGGATATTGTCCAATCAATGTTTGATGAGGGTTGTGTTGCAGTGGTTCCTACCGATACTGACTTTGATCCTACAAGACTATCTGAGCAATGGATGATCCAAAGGCTAAAGGTTGGAAGAATTGTTGGTTGGTACCCTTCTGAAGTAGTTGTTCATCTTTACAATGAGCGAACAGGAAACTATCAAGATTTGCGGCTTCCTAAGTCCTCTGTGGCAGTGATTGAGAATCCGTTCTATTCTATCATGAATGAACCAAACTCTACACTAAAACGCCTTCAAAGGACAATTGCAAAACTGGATCAGTTAAACGAACAGTCAGCAGCAGGTAAGCTTGATCTTATTATTCAGCTTCCTTATGCAGTAAAGAGTGAACAGCGAAAAGAGATTGCCAATCAGAGACGGAAGGAATTAACAGAGCAGCTTGAGGGCTCTAGATATGGTGTTGCTTGGGCGGATGGTACAGAAAGAATCATTCAGCTTAATCGCTCACTTGAAAACAATCTTTGGGATCAGGTGAAAGATTTAACAACCCAGCTCTATAACCAGCTTGGTTTAACTCAAGGCGTAATGGATGGATCAGCAAATGAAGCAGTAATGATTAATTACTACAACAATACGATTGCACCGATCTGTTCTGTCATTTGTGATGAGTTTAAGCGAAAGTTCTTATCTAGAACAGCAAGATCTCAGGGACAGTCTATTGTCTTCTTTAGAGATCCTTTCAAGCTTGTTCCTGTCAGTCAGCTTGCTGATATTGCCGACAAGTTTAGACGTAATGAAATCATGACATCCAATGAGATCCGAGCAGAAATCGGACTGAAACCTTCAGATGCACAACAGGCTGAGACTTTATCCAATCCTAACATCACTCAATCTAGTGCGACGGTTGAGCAGAATACGGGAGGAGACGAAGACTCTCAAAATGATGGTGCAGATACAAGGCAAAATGATGATTATGTACAAGATATCTTGGATGCACTAAATAGTGGAGGATATGACGATGAGGAAACCTGATTTTCAGGGATGGGCTAGTAAGTCCAATGTTCTCTGCTCGGACGGCACAACGATACGAGACGGCTGCTTTGATCAACAGGATGGCGAGCAGGTCCCACTTTGTTATATGCACAATCACGATGAAGTAGGACAGGTGCTTGGTCATGCAATTTTGCATTGTGTCCCTGGAGGTACCAGAGTTGATGGATATTTCAACGATACAGAAGGTGGACAGACTGCAAAAGAGCTTCTTCGAAATGGAGATATTAATTCCCTTTCTATTTGGGCCAATAAGCTTATTAGGAGAGGAGGAGATATTCTTCATGGAGTGATCAAGGAAGTATCGCTAGTAATTGGTGGTGCTGATCCAGAAGCAAGAATTGATACAGTATTGGAGCATGGTGATATTTCAGATGATGAGGCAGAAATTTGGGGCTTTGGTGCACCTGAGATTTATCATGCAGATGCAAGTGAGGAAGAAGACATGGCAAAGGAAGATACGAGAAGAAAGTCTCCCGCTGACAATGAAGATGACGACGAGGAGACTGTTAAGGACGTATTTGATACCTTAACTGATAAGCAGAAGAAAGCTGTTGCCATCATTATTAGTCAGATTACTTCTGATGAGGCTGACGACGAAGACGAGGATGAGGACGTCGAGCACGCAGAGGATGATGACGATTACGATTACGATGATGACGAAGATGATGAGGATGACTACGACGACTCAGATGATTATGACGATGAGGACGACGTAGAGCATGCTGAGGATGATGAAGACGACGAGGAAGATGAGACCGTCGAGGATGTCATCAACACATTAACACCCAAGCAGAAGAAGGTTGTTGATTTTCTGATTGGTAAGGCACTTGAAACTGCAGATGAAGAATCCGATGAGGAGGATGATAACGTGAAGCACAATGTATTTGAGGATTATGGCGCAGCAGATGAGGGTAGAGAGTACATTTCTCATGATGATATGACGAACATCATGGAGCTCACCCAGAGAACTGGCAAGCTTAGCCAGGCGTTTGATGAGTACTACGGTGATGATGAGTCGATCGCTCATGCAGATCAGTCTTATGGCATTGAGAACATCGACTATCTCTTCCCTGAGGCAAAGATGGTTGGTGACAAGCCCGAGTTCATTAAGAGAGATACGGGCTGGGTGGACAAGGTTCTGTCTTCTGTTCACAAGACTCCGTTCAGCCGTGTGAAGAGTGTTCTTGCAAACATCACCGAGGATGAGGCAAGAGCAAAGGGCTACATTAAGGGAAAGCTTAAGAAGGAGGAGGTCTTCTCTCTGCTTAAGCGTGTGACGCCTCCACAGACCATCTATAAGAAGCAGAAGCTCGACAAGGATGACATCGATGACATCACTGAGTTCGATGTGGTCGCTTGGGTTAAGGCTGAGATGCAGATCATGCTCCGTGAGGAGGTTGCTCGTGCAATCCTGATCGGTGATGGTCGTCTTGCATCTGATGAGGACAAGATTAAGGAAGAGAATATTCGCCCTGTCTTCAACGATTCTGATCTCTACACCATTAAGTTCCCTGTTGAGATTCCTGAGAACGCAACGGATGACCAGAAGGCAAAGGCTCTGCTGAAGGCTCAGCTCAAGGCTAGAAAGCTCTACAAGGGTTCTGGTAATATGACCTTCTACACCAAGGAGGATGAGCTTACTAATGTTCTGCTTCTTGAGAATGGTATTGGCGAGCGGATGTACAAGTCTGAGGCTGAGGTTGCAACTGCAATGAGAGTCTCCACTGTTCAGCCGATTGAGGTTATGGATGGCCTTCAGATTGAGGTCACTGGTGATGATGGCTCTACCAAGACCAAGTACGATGTCGCAGGTGTTGATGTCAACCTTGCTGATTACAACATCGGTACCAACGGCGGTGCTAAGACCGACTTCTTCGATGACTTCGACCTGAACTACAATCAGCAGATCTGCCTGTATGAGACCCGTATGTCCGGTGCTCTTGTGAAGCCGCTGTCTGCAATCACGTTCTACTACAAGCCTGTGAAGGCTGCTGGAACTGGCGCCTGAGATAGTTTAATTCTCAAAATGGAGGCTATCTAATGAAGTGGTTTGGCAAGATTGCATTTGCAGATCAGGTGGATGATGGAACTGGAATATGGGAAAATAAGATTGTTGAGAGAGATTACTTTGGAGATATTCTTCAAAACTCTAAACGAAATCAAGTAACTGAGATTAATCAAGATATTACGGTTACCAATCAGTTATCTGTAATTGCTGATCCATATTTATTAGATAGCTTTCATAAGATTTTATATGTAACATTCATGGGTTCTAAATGGAGAGTGAGCGAGGTTCAAGTTGGATATCCTCGTCTCACTCTTTCATTTGGATCTCTTTATAATGAGGAGGAATCAAATGAGGACCCGTGAAGATTTACAAAAGAAATTGGTTGAAATAATTGGTAACAATAACGTATATTTTCAGCCGCCATCAAATGTTCAAATGAAGTATCCTGCAATTCGATATCAGCTTGACTCTATTGAGTTGCGGCGTGCAGACAATTTAAATTATAGCAAATTCAGAAGTTATGCTATAACGCATATCTATAAATCATTATCCAATGAACTTACTGACAAGATGATAAATTCCTTTCAATCTATTCGATTTGTCAGTAGGATTTATGTGGATGGTTTATATAATGATCGATATGAACTAATTTGGTAACCATGAAAAACATTGATAATTTAAGCAAATGGGTTATTGCGGCAGCTTTATACATTATGACTTGGAGTGTTGTATTCTTCGTTGCATGGATCATTAAAGGGGAAGAGCCATCTGTTTTGGAAGGGTGCATCTTAACTCCGGGTGTTGTAGAACTTATTTGTTCTGCTGTTATAAAGCGTGGCAAAACCAATTCTGAATCAGGAGAAGTTTATAATGACGACACAACAGACAATTGAAGCTGCTATCTCCTGGATGGAGAAAACGGCAAGAGATAATTCTCATGGATATTCCCAGGTACATCGTTGGGGACCTGACTATGATTGCTCTTCGGCAGTCATTACAGCATGGCAGACAAATGGTGTTCCTGTAAAGGCAAATGGCGCTTCTTATACTGGCA